TGCGCGTAACGCTGGGCTTCGCTAAAGATGTTGGGGTCTGACACCGGAATGATGTCCAGGGGACCTTGGAAGTCCTGCCGGGACACTACCAAGGAGCCCAACTCCTCAATCGTCTCCTCATCTGTCATGTTCTCTGCATCCAGGCGGTGGAGAATCTCCAACTCCTTCTTCAGAGACGCGTGGCACCGGGCATGAATAGCACTGAAGTTGACAGAGCCGTGCTCAATCAGCGCCAATGCGGTGCCCACAGGCATGTCGGCTGAGCCCTGGCTGATAGCCTCGCTCGCAGTGCTGATGACCCCCTCGGCCTGCTGTGTCAGCCATTCCAGCAGATTGAACAGCACTGGGGACGGGCCGTTGAATGGGAAAGGCATGACCATCTTGCGGATGTCATCCACACCTGCAGGGGCGTCAATCTCAGCCAATTCGGTGGCGTTGACTTGAATGCTCTGCCCAGCGGTGCGCCCACCCTTGAGCTTCAAACCACCCGGGAAGTTCTGAATATGAGCAGAATCCAGCAAGGCGCGCAGAGCACCAGTACCACCAGAAGATAGCGATCCAATGAGGTGAAAAAGCCCAACCCCCGGGCCGCCACGCCACGGAATGAAGGTGTACTCCACCATCCAGTGCTTCTTGGGCAGTTTGTCGTCATCTTTCTCCCAATTCCGGTACAGACCCAACACCTTCTGTGTGTTGTTCTCGATGTGCAGGATGTAGGGGGCGGTACGACCCCGGGACAAACGGTCGTCTTCAATGGGCAAATCCACATAACTCATGTAGATTTCACGCAGCCCCTCGTCGTTGTATGCGGTATCGTCTTCCTCGACGCCTTCTACCTTGTCACTGGCCTTCTTGGACGCTGATTGTTCACTCCAGCCCGGGTTAGCCCCGGGCAGTGACAAATCACGGTACAAACCGGACGCAATGCGCGATTCATACTCGTCTTTAGCCACCCATTGCCGGTGGGTTACGCGATAACTGGTGTAGAAATCGGACTGCGAATAGGGCAGGAAGACGTCGTCAATGAAGACCGTCTCAGTACGGGGGCGTTCAAGTTCTGCGTCCCACCACCAGCGCTTGTACTGCGACCCGCCCAGTGGCAATTGGGACAGAAGGCGCTCAAACTCTGCGCGCTGCTCACCGATTCGGGTGGTCAGCTGCCAGTTCATGTAGGTTTTCTTGCGCTCGGCCTTGTCCAGCTTAGCATCGTCACTCTCGCCCACAATCTGGGTCTTGCAGGGTCCGGTGCTGGGGAACAATTCTTTGATGGCGCGGCTGGCAAAGTCCACGCAGCCCTTGGCGAGCATGGGGTGAACTGCCTTGCTGGAGCCTTCAAAGCTGGCGCCGCCCGGGGCATCTTTGCCCAAGCCAGTGCGCCGAATGCCTTCGGCCTGTTGTTTGTCCCGGGGCTCACGACTGCGACGGTCAGACTCAATTAGCTCAGCCTGTTCCTGACCCAGCGTCGCAAGGAACGACGCATCCAAGACCAAAGCCAGGTTTTCACCAAAGTCCGGATCTTCCGGGTCCAGATCGTCGTCTTCGTCGGGGGCGTTGACAAGCGCCGAGCCATCCTCCAACTCCTCAACGTCAAACGTCGGCTCTAACTCGCTGGTTTCGTCGTCTGTGGGTTGAATGGGCATAGTTAGTTCCAATCGCAATTCAGGGAATTATAGGGTCAACCGCCAGCAGCGGACCGGGCTAATTGGGGCGAACCGACCGCATTCATAGCCGTTGTCAGTGCTCCAATGGGCGAAACGCGGCGATTCTTAGCCAAATTGACCACAATCTGAGCAGCCTGCGGGGGTAGACCGGAAAGGTCCGTCAAAGTGCCTGCAGCGTACTGGGCTGCCAGGCTATCCAGCGTTGCCCCACTCAAATTGCCGCGCACTCCTGCCTGAGTCAGGGTGTTGGCAGCTTTACCTGCAAAGTCTGAGCCTGTTGCGCCGGTTACTTCTCCCCCAACTTCGTTTCCGAGATAGGTGGCGCCGGCAGACTTAGCGATGTCCCCCAGATCACCCCCTGCTACAGCTGTCTTAGCAGCTGATGTGACCAGCGGTGCAACCGTCTTGGCAGTGTCTGCCGCAACCCCTAACCCTTGCAACCCTTCGCCAATCATAGGGGCTAGACCCGCAGACAGAGCCATACTTATAGGGGGGAGACTAAGCACTTGTCCCGCAAAATGTGTTAAGCCTCCTAGGAAGCCCCCAGAATCTGTTACCCCGGGCTGCCATGCAAGGCTCAAACTATCATTGAATACACCTGGAGTTGGGTCGGAATCCCACCCATGCGAGTCCATCCGCTGGCCGATATTATTTTTGTAGTAGTCAGCAGCGTTCTGCCCACTTGCAAGGTAATATCCACCCTGCTCAGGCGCTTTAACCGTACCGTCGGAGTTGATAAACTGGGCGTTGTCCTTGAGGTATTGAGCTAGCGACTGAGCCGGAGTGCGAGTTGCATCAATAGTCGGTTGTTTTGGCGCAGGAATTGAATCCCATCCACCTGCATTAGGGTCAACGCCATTCGTCTCAGTTGGCGTACTATCGTCCCAGAAGCGCATAGGTGCAACCGCGCCCCCGTCGGCATAGCCTTGCGGCAGGTTAGCATCCGGGCGCAGCTTACGGATCTCGTCAAGCGTAAAGTAAGTCTGGCCTTCAGGCAGGGCGACGTCAGTATCATTGATCATAGGGAACTGATTCTTGTGGACCAGCCCCGTATTCTGCAGGTCACCCACATCCGGCCAGTTGCCCGACTTCACAAAGTCCTGCACGAACGGTAGGTACTCGTCGTTGGGTTTGCGGTTGGCTTTGCCTTTGATTTGGATGATGTTGTAGTCAGTAGGTGTTCCTGCTTGCAAGTCGCTCACCTTGTTAGAACCCGAGGGGGCTGTCTCAATCGTCACATGCGGCTGACCCTTGGCATCACGCAGGCTGAAGATGCGAGAAGAGCCGTTGGCTACGTCTCCGCAGTACCCGCCTACGCAGTGGCCCATGGTGTCGCCTTCGTACTTAAGGGCGTCGGCTAATTCAGGATGCCCAATATCCCGCTTAATTTCCAGCAACGCTTGGTCAGGAGTCAGCCCGCGAGAAAGCTGATATTCATATTCAGCCTTCATCGAGGCAGGCACATTGTCAGAAGTTCGCTCAACAGCTTTCAACTCCACCCAGCGCAACCCCTTGGGGTTAGTGGCAGCGTCAGGATACTCTTTGTGCAGCACTGTCGCAGCGTTATTGGCAATCTTGCTGTTGGCTTCTGCCTTCTGCGCCTCACGCCATGCGTTGATGTCAGCTACGCGCTGTACTGCCTGAGGCACAGACACTCGGTTAAGTGAGGCTGGATCCAAGAGCAAATGCTGAGGCAAGCCGCTATTTGGATTGGTGGCGTTGCGGAGCTCGTCTATGAGGTGGTCGAAGCCGAGGTCTGCGGGCAACGCTCTGGGTTCTGCAACTCCATGAACGTCTGTCTCTGGAGCCACTTTTACCAACCATGGATTCTTTTGTACAGTATTTGATGTTGCGTTCGTATCAGGGATCCATGAATCGCCAGAAACAAAATCGCCCGCCTTGTTCTTGAATACTTTGAGATCGCTTGAACCTTCCCAAGCCTTCGCTGCAGGCGACTTAGCAACCGCAGTCTGACCTTCTTCTAAGTACTTCCCATGCGTCTCAGGACGGAAATTCAACTGCTCTGGATTCACATGCAACACACCCTGCTCCGCCAGCGCCCGTATGGGGTCGCGCTCGGTAGCCATGTCGTTCTTGACGTAGCGGGTGAGCTGCTTGTCGATGAATTGGTTGAGTGCTTGATCTGGCGAATCCTTCAGATACGCATTCCAGATGTCATCTGTTATAACATCGGGCCCAACCCGCTCAGGGCGACGCATAGGAGCCTTCAACCCCTTCAACGCATCCTCCACGCTACCGCTCAGCCAATTGCCTCCGGGAGCCTTGATCACCCCGCGCTGAGCAGCTAATGATCCTGCCAACGGCCCAGGCGCTGCTTCAGCTGCTCTGCTCAACGCTCCCATGGCCAACTTGCCAGGCTTAGTTGCCCCCACTCCGCCGAAGAGCGAGCCAGCTTCAGTCACTGCTTCGTCGCCTACTTGCTTGCCGGGCAGCCATTCCTTGTAGAACTCAGACGTCGGTAGTACGGGATGTGCATCCACATTCACTCCACCAGCGCCGAAGGACTTGTTGATTCCCGCCCGGACCAGCCCTTCAAGGTCTCCTGGCATTCCAGCGGTACCTGCAATCCAGCCACGCACAAGTGCTTTGAGAGCTGAGCCGGTCAGGGGGTTGTCACGCGCGGTCTGGTCTGCTGCGCCAGTGCGATGTTCCATTTCGAGGCGTTTGGACACGGGGCCTCCTTGTGCGTACTTCCGCTTGTCCGCTGCCACAAAGTCCTTGCCGACAGAAGCAGGCACTCCGGTCTTACGGGCAAAGCGCGGATCGTGCGCAATGGCTTCCATGAAGTTGTGCTGTTTTTGAGACTTGGAGGGCATGACTTCTACTCGCTGTAAGGAGTTAGTGTTTTCAGAGTGCCTTTGGATACGGGCATTGTCATAAACTCAACCTCCTCAGGATCAAACCTGGAATTAGCGTCTTCTACAATAGCTTTCAACTCAGGACTGTTAATATCAGCATGTAATTGATGATTGCCCTCGGCGTCAATATACCGCTTTGTTGGCACACCTGATTGTTGGAGCACGTGCTCTGCGTCTTCTGGGCCTTCGCCTCGGAAGAACCACTTGTGACCCCCGTCCATAACCTCAGATGCATCTCCTCGCTTGTAGGCATCTAGCGCCTCTTGCCAAGATACTCCCTCAAGCGGATACACCCCTTCCATTTCAGCATGCGCCTTGAATGCTTTAAGCGCCAGAGGGCTGTCTGAATGTATCAGCGCCTGCGCAAACGCCATAGGACTTCCTATAGAGTAGGGGGCCGCTTCTAAAACAGGAGCCACTTCTTTTGCAATAGTTGGGGCAACTCGGGCTGCCGTTGCTGCACTTTGCGTAAGTGCACCTGCGGGAATAGCATTGCGCAATGTGGTAGCTGCAGCCTGTTTGAGCATACCCCTACGCGTCGGTGCACCCCCGACGGTATTGACTATCTGCTCCAATGAAAGTGAAGGCTTTGACAACGAAGTAGACAGCTGGGCGTCCGGGATGATGGCAGGGAGCGCCTCACCAATTTGTGGCAAGCCAAACATTGACCGACGACCCAGGTTAACGGCTTCCGCTGCAGGCGCCTCCCGACTGAACAGTGAGGTGAGAGCTCCAAGTACTTTTGGGTTAGGCATACGGGTTGATCCTTGCTTTCTTCTGGGCTGCGTAGTCGCGTTCCTCGAGTTCATCGTCTGGGACCACAGCTACTTCCAGCTGCCCGGCGTCCCGTAGGTAGATTGTCGCTTGCGTCCAGCAATCCACCATCTCATCGTGCTCCCCTGCTGGGAACCTCTCCAACTGATCCAAGAACGGCTGTACCCAAGTACGAACTTTGCCTTTGTTCTTAGCAGACTCTAGTACCCAGAATATGTCCGCTTCCAAGAGCGGAGTAGCCATGTGGGCGCGGGTTACCTTATCGGCCTTGCCTGGATTATAGGGGACGGCAGGAATGTTGGACAAGCGCAGATCTTGGAGTAGGGACTGGCCGGAGCCCTTCGCTTCAACCAAGATGATGTCAGGCTTGCGCGAAGGCTTCATAACATTGTCCTTCTCCCCACCATACCTAGCCTGCCAATCATCCATCACTCGCTGCTTGAGAGCGGGATAGCCAAGATGTTCATTCCAGCAATCCAGCAACAACACATTGCGGCGCTTCTCGTGCTCAAACACGCCCCAAACGCAACATCCTGTAGGATCCCCCGATGTCTTCTCTGTAAAAGCAGTGTCGTATGACTGAATGATGAAGTAGAGGTCAGGTATAGACTTAGATGCTGGCCAGAGTTGGAAGTGCTCTGTCTTGATGATACCTCCGCCAGCAGGAGACGGACGTTGTTGAAGCTGACCAGCTGCGCCATAAGTGCCCAGGGATACTTTCAAGAGCTCAATCTCATCGTGCCCAAAGCGCTCCGGACAGATGAGCTCACCCTCTACCTTTCTGGGATCATACTCTCCGAGCATGGTCTTGCGCCTGACGCTGTCATACTCTGCAGGAATACAGATATGCTCCCAGCCTTTGAGGTCAGACAGAATGTGCCCGCTTATGTCTTTCTCATGCAGTCGCTGCATGACTACAACCATGGCGTCTGTCTTGGGGTTGTTGAGGCGGGTAGACCATACCTGGTCAAACCACTCTAAGGCACTGTCACGCATGGCCTCAGATTGTGCATCCTGGGCGCCATGAGGGTCGTCAAGCACAAGCCTGGATCCGCCTTCACCTGTTGCAGTTCCGCCAACAGACGTTGCAATGCGATAGCCTGTCTTGTCATTTTCAAAGCGCTGCTTTGCGTTCTGGTCTCCAGACAGACCAAACACATGGCCCCACCGTTCTTGGTACCAGGGTGACTGAATGAGCCGTCGGGCCTTCAAGTTGTCGCGTGTTGACAGAGTGCCCGAGTAAGATGCTGCTAAGAACTTCTGCTCTGGGCTCTTAATCCATTCATACATTGGCCACATCACTGACACAATTGTTGACTTGGAATGCCTGGGCGGGATGTTGATGAGTAGCCTGCGAATGTCGCCTGCACTTACTGCTTCCAGATGCTTGCAGATTTCTTCAATATGCCAAGATGGTACAAAAGGTATGCCCGGTTCAACCGTATCCCAACTCTGCTTCACAAATTCGTAGAGGCTATCCTCAGCCGCCCGTCTCAAACGCTCCTGTCGGATGAACCCAAGTACAACTGCAGGAGACAGCGGAGCATTCATTCAGCCGATGCCTTCTTCAGAAGTTCTTCCATCGTCGCAAGTTCTGCGTTTGACAACCCGCGCAAAGAACCAGAGATGTTGAGGGGGTGATCAGAATTTCCCTGAAGCGTTGTTGTCTGCAACTTCGGATGCAGGTAGGGCGCTACTTTTTCAGCAACTTGAGAAGATGCATTCATCTCTGCTTTGGCTGCGCGCATAAAGTTCTGACGCAGGTCTTTGTCGTCAGCCACATCATGCGCAAGGAGCGCATCCTGGGCCGAATCGTAGTGCAGCTTCATCGTCGCCAACATCACCTCAAGCGGCGTTACCTTCATGCTCACAACTTTGTCGATGAGCCGCTCCGTCAACTTCTGCTTGGTTGACTGCGGAATAGTTGCCTTTGCATGAATCACAGTCTTGGTTGTAGGCACCAGAACCTTCTTTGGCGGGCGCTTCTCACCCTTCTTCGGCCTACCCGCCCCTGGTCTTGCTCCACCTGTTGTTGCCATGGTAATTCCTCTCTTTGAAAACAGCGCTTTGATTATTCAAGCGCTTATCAAACTGCGTTTGATATTTTAGGGTAGAAATCGAAGAATTCAAACAAACCATCATTGCGCAATTTTTTCACCATCCCCTACCTTCCCCCTTTCGTCATCATAAAAACCCGATCTCGCAAGGATCTCACCCCTTCTCACCCTATTCTTCAGGTCCTCTCCTAGCCAGAGCCCAAACGTCAGCATATCTATCTCAACTCGACAGGTCATCGTTCCAACTTGCCCAAACATCATCACTCTCCACTTTCCCCGATTCTGTCTGAAGAATAAAACAGGAATTGCATCCTTGCCGAGCATAGCAGCTTGACGCAACGTCTGCTTCCACCACTTCTCAATCTCCAGGGTTTCGCAGCGCTTGACCTCAATCGCTAGATGCTCAAGACCACAGATGTCATGCCCGCCTTGTCTCGTCTGCTGCAAATTTCGCTGTAACCGCTTCTCTCCCAGAATCATTTCCACAATCGGCTGGAGCAACTTCACAATCTCTCGCTCCCCGTCATGCCCCTTCTGCCTATTCCCGCCTGGAACCAATGCCATTTCATTCTCCTTTGAAAAATTCTTCAGATGAAACCTAAGTCACCGCTGACTTTTGTAAGATGATTGTATATCCGCCACTATCCGTTCATTATTTTTTCTAAGTCATTGATCTATATACATTTATCTTATTATCTTATTTATATGTAACTTGTAAGTCAATCCTGGACGCGTTATGTATACGAGAGGCATTCGTGTACGAGAGAGACTGTTTCTCTTTTTCAGCGGATAAACGGAAAATCAATGTAATCAATGACTTAGCATTGATAAAACCTTCTAAATATCCGGTTTTCATCGAATCAACCCTCAACTAGCACATACGCTTTCGAAGACGTACCAAATTCCTGGGTTACTTGCTGGGTAGGGATTTCCCTAACCTCCCCCAAGTTCGCAAGCTCTTTCAAACAACCCTGAAGAGCAGCAGTTGCCCCTCGTCGGTCGTTCACAAAGCATGCTTTTGACAACAAACTCTGCGAAATTAGACTGTAGGGGATAGCTCCTTTGGCCAACATTTCTAGCCATTTCGGGTTCTTTGTTGGGGGTTTTGCAGGGTTGAAGAAGGAGCGCATCCGCTCCCTCAGCACATTTAATTGCTTTGCATCCCCCTCGCCAACGTCCCCGCGTTCGAAGCGCGACGAGATGTAAGCCATGTCAACTTCCACGAATTCAATCGCCCATTTGGCATGTAATTCTGTGACCTGTGGCTTGGATGGATTAGACATGCATGCTGCCAATCCCGCTAGCCTTAGCACCTTCAAATGGGCGCGGTTGAGCAGGCTCATAGTCGCACATTCACCTTCCATGGCGTTCATTTTCTTAACCACATCTACTTCAAATTCCCGGGTAATTCTCCTGGCTGCATCTGTCATAGCGATATGACAGAAGGTGTTGTTCCTGCTCATGTAGACTGCAGTTTCTACGGCTTTCAGGAGCTTTTGTTGCAAAATTGAGTCCAGTTGGGTTACCCTTGTTTCAGACGACGCCTGGGCCTCCCCTTTGTAGACGATGGTCAAGAACCGGGGAATCAGGCCATCCATGACAGATGCCTCTGTCAGCTTATCAAAGAACGTCTCAGGAGTGGATACCCCTAGCATGCTAAAGGCTGGGGACTCTAGGAGCTTAGTATTCTTCAAACTATCCGAGTAGACAATGGGGGATAGTGTCTTGTATTCACCTGACTTTGAGAAGAGGTCTAGGAGGGCGGCCTTGAGCGTAATTTCTGCCGCATTGGCCCGGGGATCGGTCATGGCACAAAGGCGTAGGCCAAACTCCCCAACAATGGCCAGAACCGAAGGTATATCCTTTTCCCCAAGCATGCGGACTAGGGAGGGGCCAGATGCTAGATTAGAAGGCCCCCGGAAGGTTTCAACCTCGGGAATGGATGGGCGCAGGGCTTGATAGACCAAGTCAATTCCATCTGCTGCCCCCTCCTTACCCTTACCCGTTCCTGCAAGCAAAAGCACATACTGGTTCAGGCCCGTCCCGGAGATGTTAAAGTGCCTGCCCATGACGCCCGCTGCCCAGCTGATAGCGCCTGCGTAGGCAACCTCCTTCACTGGATGGATGGAAGCCCCATATATAAAGTCTGCCAAGTCCCCTAGAACGTCAGGTGGG